GGTCTGGGCTTATCGTTTCGCAATATATGGGCAGGCAAGGTGCGAGGGCATGAAGGTGACGCTGTTCCGTTGTACGCCGCCCCATCACCAGAGTTGATTAGTCCGCAACCCGTTGGGGAAGAGCTGACAAAGGAATAAACAAAACAGAGGGGTTAGGGCAATTACATCTCCTCTTCTATTAAGCATTTTGCAGAAAGGACACTTGGTATGCTGAAACTTCCAAGACACGAGGCTTCACTGAGCATTACGCATAATCAACACAAAGACTATTACCAAAGAGTAGAAGAGCTATATTCAGATGATCGGTTTGCAGATTCATGGATAAGCGACTTGCAGAAACAAAAGGCAATAGCAAATCAAGATGTTTGGGAGATGCAATGGTATCCAGACACGCCAATCGGCTTTTATCACATATTGGGGGCTGATTTGGATGCTTTGCTTGAATATGCAGCCAATGTCAAAGACTAGCCCTTGACCCTCTTCCTCTCACATAACGAGATAGCCCAACTAACAGGCTACGTTCGTTCTGCAGACCAGATAAAGTGGCTAAGTCGCAAGGCATGGGTTCACGAAGTCGCGGCTAACGGGCATCCTGTCGTGCTACGTTCGTATGCAGAGGCAAGGCTAGGGCAAGTGGTCGAAGTTAAAGGTATGGAGCCGGACTTTTCATTCCTGGAGAAAGCGGCTTAAACTATGCCGATGCCAGCGCCACGAAAAAAGAACCTGAACCTTCCGCCAAGGATGCAACGTAAGGGCAACGCCTACTATTACGTTGTGCGCGGGAAGTGGACACCACTAGGCAAGGATCTCAATCAGGCGCGTATCAAGTGGGCTGCGCTAGAAAACGAAGGAACGAACCAGAACGTCTTTTCTACTGCGCTCGATACCTACATGGCACAGGCCATGAAAACGTGCTCTGAGAACACCATACGCTCGTATATGGGCAAGGTTACACTGCTTAAGAACGTGTTTGGCAAGATGCCTCTGGATCAAATCAAGCCCATGCACGTTGCCAGGTTCATTGACGGTCATCCGCACAAGACCAGCGCCAAGATGTGTAAAGCCATCATGTCGGCCACTTATTCCCTAGCGATACGCCAAGGCTTTGCCGACCGCAACCCTTGTACTGGAATTGAGGTAACAGGCATCAGGAAGCGGGATAGGTACATCACCGACCGTGAATACTACGCCATCAGGGAGAAAGCAGACGATCTACTGCGCTGCATGATGGATTTGGCCTACCTGACCAGCATGAGAATCAGCGACGTGCTCAAGGTGAAGCTTACGGACATTAACGAGGATGGGCTGATAGTCACCCAGAAGAAAACTGGCAAGCGCCAGATATACCGAATAACGCCTGCTATTGCCAAGGTCATTGACAAGGCCAAATCACTGGAACGGGTGATCGGCAGCTTCTACCTGTTCCCGAATCACAAAGGTCAGGCATTCGAGCGCAGGGTGTTCTATTTCCGTTGGCAGAAGGCTTGCAGGCTGGCGGGGATTGATGATGTGCATTTCCACGACTTGAGGGCTAAAGCAGGCACGGATGCAAAAGCATTAGGCCAGGATTACCAGTCGCTATTAGGCCATGCAGATAGGCGCATGAGTGACCATTATGTGAAGGCTAGAGAGATTGATCGAGTAGAGCCATTGGCGGTTGAAATAGAAGATTCTATTTCGATTAACGCTAAGTGATTGATTCTAAAAGACGCTCCTAAACTTCGATGTTACCTGATAGATTCGCGGTCGGCAAAAGGCTGGATGCGGAGAGTGGGAGATTCAATCTTCTACTAAAATGATAACTTGGACGAAAATGAGGCCGCGTGGTTATTGGTTTGCGCCAAATGTTTTAGAAGGTTTATAGTGAGATAAATGGAGGTGTGAGATGGATGAAAATTTTAAGCTTGGTGATTTAACGGTTGGCGAATTTAGATTGCTGATGAGAGAATTTTTAATGCATCACGAGCTATACATGCAATATCGAAAGCACACTGGAACTGGAGTGATTGGTGCAATTAATCCATATGACACCGCTCGTCAAGTGCCAGGCTCAAAATACGGCCAAGGAATCTAATCCAGCTGGCTAAACAGACTATCCTTCTTGTAGAACTTCCACCCTGCTACCCTTACAGCAGAGTACATCATGTTACGTGCAAAGAAGCCTACGCCACATTCCTGCAATGCTGAGCGCAATACTTCGTCTGCCCATGATCGCGTAACCTCGTAATCGACCTTGACGCCTTCAATTAGGGTAAATACTTGAATGCGCTTCCAGGCGCTGTATAACGCATCGTGAACGACGCCAGCACGGTTCCCTATACCTCCATATAGGAGATAGGCGAAAGGCAGTCTTGGCACGCTCGCAAAGTCGGTCACGAAGTCGGCAGGGATGATTATCTCGACCTTTTGCCCATCGTTATCCACGTAGCAGTAAAAAGGCTTGTTGAGTGACCAAAGAGCTAGGCCGTCGCCTCTTTGAATCTCGGTGACGGATAGGGGTGAGAGGAATGAGACTTTCACAGGCGGCACTCGGCGTATACTGTAACGTTACGCGCTACACGTTCATAGGTGACGGTCTCGCAGGATGAGGATGGTAGTAGCTGGACGATGGAGCAGCCGGAGAGCAAAAGTGCAATAAAGTAAACATTAAGCCGCTTAAGGTACAGTTTATTGAACATTACACGCCCTCCGAATACCTAACGCCGCCATTGCCATCGAACAGCGCGGTCAATACTTGCTTGCGGTTCTTGGGATCAAAAGAGATGTGAACCCACGTTCCCTCTTGAATGCACTGGTCGAAATCAATATCCGAGTCCTTAATCTTCTTCACTATCGCTATTGGCTTGCCGTAGGACGGGCAAATGAAGTCGCAGGCATACCCAAGCATATGTGCAGATGTTTTAGAGCCTCCTACAGCCTGGTTTAGCTTTGCTGAGCGATAGCCAGAAGTGATGCTGATAGGCTTGTTACCAAGTAACGTACGCACCTTTTCCATGCCATCTGCCACATCTTTAAGGTTGCCGATGATTTCAGGCGATGGGATATTGGGAATGGCTTTACGGATAGCGGTCTGCGAGAATGTGAACTCGACTAGGTGGAAATGTTCGGACAGCTTCATACGCAGTCGCCCGTTACCCTATCCCAATCGACAGCAGGCGGTTCCTCTGCTACTTCGCCGGAATCAGGCTGGCATCCTAGGCAGTAGCCGTCATCTATCTCGGAGGGGTCGAATGGATCGCCACAGTTCTTGCATAGTCCAATGTTCATATGCCATACCTCGGCTCAAACAGGGATTTCTTGTAGGTGGCTACAGACTTGATTTCAGGAAACCAGATACCTACAGCGCCGCCCTCTTCTTTCCAGCAGCCAGGATGGTCTGGAGCGCCATTCTCGGTAGCGTATGCCTTGTACTCATAGCCGAAGTGTGGCGACATTTGGCACGGTTCAAGCGTGAGAACGATTTGACCGACTTCTGTCTTTAGTACCATCTCTTTGTAAACATCTTGTGCCTGAACGCTGGACGTAAAAAAAGCCGCAATGAGTGCGGCGTATATAGGCTTCATGGGTGACTCCTTTAGTTGGGTTGCGGCTTTAACTCCACATACAACTCAAAATCATCCCCGCTAAACTCAATGAAGCCGTTAGCAAAGCTGATAGTGACCGTCTCGGAATCAATGGTGATCCCCTGTAATGGCTGCTCAAGGAACCTATTTAACATTGCGTGTGCATCGTTGGATTCGCTCATAGGTATCTTTCTTTAAGGAACCTGATGGAAATCGCCATCTCGTCAAACGCTCCGTCATTGACCTCATGCAGCATATAAGCGCCCCTGAAGTGCTGGTTGCCCTGCTCTCCAAGGTAATCTTCGTCGTGCTCGTAAAATGAGCCGCAGATGATTGAGGTCATCTCTTTACCGTCAGCCCTGCGCCCGTAGGCAATCTGCCTGCCCTGCTGGTGGCCAGCAAAACAACTCATGTGCTTCTTGGTGAGTAAAGCTTGCGCGGATGTGATAGGCCGACCCATGACCCCGCTCGTGAAATAGTGCGAATAGGCCACACCGTCGATGGTGATGACCTTAAGGAACGGGATGACTTCCCAATCCTGATAAGGCAGGTCGTCAGTGGAGATTAACCCCTCTAGTTTCCTGTCCTCGTTAATGACTCGGTTGATCCGGTTCTCGTGGTTCCCAAGGGTAAGAACCATCCTTGGCTTGTACTGCTTGTCCTTGTTCTTCTTGGCACGATTGTTATAAGCGAACATAGGCTCCAGCAAGGCATCCATAGCCTCTCTAGCCGCCCATAAATCCGCTGTGTAGCTCCTACCCTCAAACGACTTCATGCCTCGGTCGTATGAGCTTAAACTTGGAAGGTCTGCAAAGTCGCCAATGCACACAATCACGTCTGGTTTCTTGTCTACGATGTAGTTACCCATCGCCCGTAAGTACGCAAAGTCGATTCCTGGCTTTGCCTGAACATCAGGCAGAACCAGATGCTTAGTAGGCATTCGATGCTCCTAGTCTTCTGAATCTTCCGGCATGAAATACTTGGGATCTTCGCGTCTGCGATTGCGTGCGTTAGTCTCGCTCTCTCGCAGCAGGAAAGATTTGTGCTTGTAGTACCAATTGACGAGAAAGCCTAGGATTGCAATCAGGACACCAATTGCAGCGGCGTACTGGTTAATGAAGCTGAATACCACTCCTATTGAGGAGCCGATGTATTGCATCCAGTTTGCCGTGTTCTCAGCGACGTTTTGCTGTGGTGCCATGCCGTACCTTTCGTATTATTGGTTGGCGCGAGCATATTGATGGTGCTAGAGTCCGATTGCCGCTAGTGGCAAGGGAGCCTTGGCTTTAGCTCACAAGGTTAGTTTGTGGGTGATAGTGGCTAGGTGGTGTTGACGCACTGCCTAGTCGCTCTCTCTGATTACTCTAGGAAAGATTCGATCAGCGGCAATTCAGCGATTAACTCAGATTCGGTAGGGATGGCTCTATTGCCTGCTTCTACTTCTGCAATCACCTGAATGCCATAGGCATATACCGCGTCACGCCATTTAACCGCTGCCCTTCCCTCTGCGCCAAATTGCAGATGCTCAGAGGTTGCGTATGTCACCATCGTGCGTATGGATTCGTATCGATAGGAGTTGGCTACAGCGTCCAAGTGACGATCAAGTGCAGCTTCTAGCCTTGCGATGATCTGTTCTGCCGACTCTGGCTCTGGCTGTACCGTTACTGTCTCGCCGTCTACGTACAAATCTACAGAATAAGTTCCTTGGTACACAAAGCCGCCGTGCAAATCGCAATGCGCTTGTGCTTCTGGCTCCGTTGCGTATTCCATGAACTTGGTAACACGGTTGTTTTCTACTTTTACGATTGCCGTGAACATGATTACCACCCCATCCAGTTGATTGAGCCGTTATCGAAGGTGTCTCCGCTAACAGAGGTCAAGCGGAACCTATCTAGCGTGGCAGTTAGTGTTTTGGTCATGCCAACTGCACCTGCAAAGGCAGAATTAGAGAAGCCGAAAGACCCCATGCATACCCACGTATCCCCAGAATGGCGGACAAATGTGAACCCACCGCTAATTACCGATGCGGCATTGGCTGAAAAAATGCCGAAGCCTGTGGTGAATGAC